CGTCGAGGACTTTGAAATACGTCCGACTGAGTTCGTCGAGTTCGGCGGTTCTGATTCGGAGGCGAAAGGCAACGGCGACGCGCCGAAAGGCGCGATCGAAGGTGCCGAAATCGGCGTCCGTCATTGCCCCGTACCTTTCGTACCAACGTACCCGCCGATCGGCCCCGCCGCCCCTACGGGGCGCGGCCCTTTCGGCTGATCGGTACGTACCGGGTACTGGTACGGGTACGGGGCTATCGATTTGCTATCGCGTTTGCTATCGGTTTGCTTCGCCGTTGCCATGCGTTTGCTATCGGTTTGCTATCGGTTTGCTATCCGTTTTGCTATCGCCGTTTACTTCACCCGTTGCCAATGAACCCGCGCGCCATTGAGGCCCGCCTTCGATCGCGCGTCGCTGATCTGTTTGCGTCGCGCTTTCGCATCGTCGGCCGTCGGGTTGTAATCGTGAAAGTCATGGATGCGGTACCCGGTCGCCGTCGTTTCCCAAAGGCCCGCCTTGACGAGGGCCTCGGCGACGGCGAGCGGTTTCTCGAAATGCGCGAACGCCTTTACGACGCTTTGCGGGAGATGCCCGTCGGTGAGTTGCTTGTTTGTCCACAACAAGCCGATCGTGTACATCCCGATCACGAGCGCGGGCCCGTTGCGCCCGAGGGTTTCGCCCGCGAGAAATACCTTTCGATGATCGAGTAAGGCGTCGTCGAGTTTCGTCCACATCAGGCCCCCACGTTTACCGATTCGGTTCGTCGGTCGCGAAAATTTCAATCCCGGCGATCCGTCCGCTCGACTTCATCGATCGCGCGTACGCGCCGACCTTTTTTTCGTCGATCGTTTTGAATTCCTCGGGGAGGATCGCGAGCGTGCGCCGCACGATCTCGGGCGGCGTTTTTGAAATATCCGAGGGCCCGCCCGCGTACCGCCATTTCCACCGACGCGTGAACGACACGAGATCGCGATTCGGATCGGGCAACACGACGACGGGCGGCGGCGCGGCGATCGCCTCGGCGAGGACGGCGGCGGCCGTCGCATGTTCGCCCGCCCGTTCGTACTCGGCGGCGGCGGCGGCGGCCCGGGCCTCGTCCTCGACGCGTCGGGCCTCGGCGAGTTCGGCCTCGCGGGCGCGGCGGGCCCGCTCCTCGGCGGCGTGAAACAGGCGAATCGCCTCGGCCTGTTCGCGGTCGACGGCGCGCAGGGGCGCGAGGATCTCCGATTCCCGCGCGCAGAGGTTCGCGTGCAATTGGTGCGCGAGCATCTTGAGCGGTTTGAAAAATTCCTCGGCGCGTTTGATCAACGCGTAGACGGTCGCGCGATCCTCGGTCACCTGTTCAAGCGACGCGCGATCGGTGATCACGAGCGACCCGCGCATCCGGTCGACGGTCGAGAGGGCCGTCGATTCGAGTTGGATCCCGACGAGGCGCGCGGCCTCGGGTTGATTCAGATCGATCGCGTCGACGGGTGTCATGCTTTATGCCCGTTGATTCTGACGTTGTGGTTTCGCTGGAAAAATCTCGTCGAATGGGCGACCCCATCGCTTGTCGACAAGCACGTACGGCGTGCCACTCCCTCGACCTTCGTATGGTTCGGGTCCGATTCGGCCGCGTTGGCGTGCTTCTCAGCGGGCGCGTCGTCGGGCCAACCCGTCGTTGCGTCGTGCTCATGGATCGGCAGATACGGCGAGTACTGATTACCTTGAATGTCGGACGCCCATACGCGGCGGCCCATCCGTTTTGCAACGTCGATCGTTTGTGCCCGACCCGGCGAATAGATCGACGACGACGCCGCCTGGATCGGTGAAGGCCCATAGCAGGTTTTCGATCACTTGCGGCGGGAGCGCGCCGAAAATACGATTGTTGCCCGCCGCCGTCGCGATCGGTCGTTGCAAAATTCCACACGTCGAAGTGTTGCAACGACTCGGGTGGACTACCGATTTCGGAACTACGTTCCTTTTTCGTTAGCCAATCCGACACGGTTGTTTGAGGCACGTCGAGCCGCTCGGCAATTTCGAGTTGGGACACGCAATCGAGCCAAAGTTCCCACGCCCGATCTTGTTGCTGCGTTTTTTCCGTCTGCCGCGCCGCCGCGCAGTACTTCGCGGCCACGTCCAACCCTAGAGAGAGCACGGCGGCAATTTCGGCGTACCGTTCGTCCTTCGTCCCGCCGAGGTTTAAATACAGATGTTCGGCGGCGGCGATCTTGTCCCGCTTGGACATCTGTTCGCCGTGTTTCGCATTGCGTCGATATGACTCTCGCAGGATCTCGGCGTCGGTCATGTCGCCGAGGTTCTCGACACGGATCGTTTCCGCGTGCTCGCGCAAATGCGCCTGCCAGCGGTGATATCCATCGAGAAGGACGCCGTCGCGGGCAACAACGATCGGGGGCAAGTTCGCGAGCGCATCGCGGTACCGCTCGATCACTTCGTCGATCGGTTTCAGGCGGGGATACAGTTCTTTCACGAACCGCACGGCCGCGCACGGCATGTCGTGGATCGAAACGTCCGGTACCTGAAGGGATTGCGTCATACGGTCGCCTCGATCCATGCGCGGCGGGCGTCGACGATCTGTTGCGCCGCAAGCAACGTCGCGAAATCGCGCCAGTCGGACGGCGTCGCGTACGCCTCGACGCGAAACGATCCGTCGACGAGCAGTTGCACGCCGTACCGTCGGACGACGGGATACCGGGCGAGAAACTCGCGCAGGCGTTGATCGTCGCCGTCCTCGGCCCATTCGAGCGCGAGCGCGAGGTACGCGGCCGTCTGTAAGTCGGCGGCGACGTCACCCGGGCGGCCCGTTTTGAAATCGAGCAGCACGGCGACGCCGTCGAGCACGCCCAAGCAATCGAGCGTCCCGGCGAGGCGGTGCCGCCGCGAGGCGACGCGCGTCTCGTTCAAGACGGCCGTAAACGATCGCTGCGCGCAAAACGACATCCACGCGTCGAGGTACCCGAGGTACTGCGGATACGAGGCGCGAAAGGCGTCGACGTCGAGGTCGCGCTCGTTGAGGTAATGGATCGCTTGGTGCACGACGCGCCCGCGTTCGAGCGCGGCCTCGCGCACGTACCCGGGCACGTGCGAAAAGTCGATCAACCCGGCCCGCGTGAGGACTTGCGTCACGCTCGGCACGAGGTCGCCGTCGAGTTCGTACCGGTGCGGGTCCGTCTGAAACACGAGGCCGCGCGTCATGGTGACGTCGCCTCTCGTTCGGCGAGGATCGCCGCGCACGCGGGGCACGTCGGATCGTTGCTGTGATCCTTGACCGGGACGATCAACCCGCAGAGGGCCCGTTTCAACGTGATCCCGATATCGTCCCACCGGACAAAATGCGTCAGCCGGATCATGGGGTTACCTCGCGGCGGGTAAGGTGTCGTCGACGTCGGCGGCGTCGGGCACGGCCTCGGGCGCGCCGTCGTCAGCGGGCTCGGGCCGCGACTCGGAGAGGCGGCGTACCTGCGCGGGCGCGGGCGGCGGCGTCACGTCGGCCGCTTCCTCGCCGGGTACGATCCCCTTGAGGACGTCGGGGAACAAGTCACGCCCGGCGAACCCGCGCGCCCGGTACATCAGCATGCGCGCCGGGTACTCTTGCCACGGGCCCGCCTTTTTCGCGAGGCCCGCGCGGCGCGCGTCGCCGATCGAAAACCGCCGCGTGAGCGGTTGCTCGACGCCGCGCCGCCACATCGTACAGACGGCAACCGTCGTCGGATCCTTGAGGGCCTCGTCGTCGAGGGCCTCGACGCGTTTGCCGTGAACCTCGAAGTACTCCTCGTGCGCGACGTAGAGCAGCGAGCGCACGATCACGGCGAGAAACCCGTCGCCGAAAATCGCCGCGCGCCCGTTGATCACGGCGATCGTCTGGACGGCGTTCGTCGGCGACAACCCGAGTTCGGCCCCGAGTTGCATCGCGACGAATACATCCTCGGGCCGCTCGCGCATTGATTCGGGGACGATCCGCGACTTCGCGAAAATCAACGCGATCCGCCATGCCTCGTCAATCGTCGCGGGGATCTCGCCGAACCGCACGGGGACGCGTTCGGGCGGGCGCGGCGTTAGTGCAGAATCATGCTCGGCCATGCGGCCCCCCGATCGAGCGGGTGTACGAGCGGCGAGGGTTGCGGCGGCGGCGTGATCGACAGGTTCCACCCGGGCGACGTGAGGCCGCACACCGGGCATTCCAACCAGACGCGCGACGCCGACAGATTGAGCGTCCACGCGTGTTCGTGACGGCGGCGGCCCACCGTCCAGCCCACGACGATCCCGACGCCGACGGCGAGGACGAACACGACGAGGATCATGCGGCCGTTCCTCCGAGGCCCCGACGGGCGCAGTACGCCAAGGCGAACGATCCGACCGGGATATCGCAGTACTGCGCGATCCGAATGGCAAGATCCGGGCGCGGTACGGCCTGCCCGGAGGTTATGCGCGAGACGTGCGCTTGAGAGGTGTCAAACCGACGCGCGAGGTTGACCTGTGTATCGCCGCTGCGCGCGAAGTAGTCGGCGAGGTTCAGGTAACGCGGCCGGTGTCGCGGCGGCGTGCGGACGCGGCGTTTAGGCATTGTTGACAAGAGCATATACTCTTGCCTACAACCGTCTGTCAAGCCCTATACGTTTATGGTATAGTCCGCTGCAAAGTGACCGACGAACCGATTATCGTTGAGGCCATGCCGCCCGTGCCGTCCTCGATCGATGATATTGCTCGTCAACAAATCCGTCAGTGGCTCCGCTCGACCGGAACGACTCAAGTGTCGTTCGCCGAACAGATCGACCGCAATCAGGAATGGGTCAGCCGGTACCTCAACGGGAATTTTGACGCGGATCTCTCGACGTTGCAACGCATGGCGGGCGTGTTCGGCCACAACCTCGCGACGCTGTTCGGAAGCCTGCCGAGCAATCCCGATGAGACTGCCCTACTTACGATGTTTCGGGGCCTTCGTCTAGAGGGTCGCAAAGCTCTGCTTGTGATGCTTCAGGAGTGGACGCGCGCACGGTTAGACCGTGATCGGACAAGAACGCGACGTTAAGCGCGAGCAACGCCGCCGCCGCCGCCGAAGGCAATCGACGCCACGCCGTCAGGAGCGCGACTTCCGAAGGGTTGGGAACGAACGTCGGGGTAATCGCCGCCGGAGATGCCATAGAGCACGCTCCTCAATAGGCACGAAACACAGACCATACGCCGATGATCTGCGTGTTTCAACCTGTCAAAAATACACGAGACCATACCATCAACGACAAGTTACCACGTCGAGGTACGGCTCAGCGGTTCGCCGTCACGTCAACAGAGATGCCGTTATTCGCAAGTCAAGTTTCCGCGTCACGGCGCGCCCGAGACCGATAAACCCAAGCGGGTATGCTATGCTTGGGCCGTGAGAAAACCTAAACGCAAGCTAACGCCGTTCGTGACCCTCGGCCGCCTCGGCGGCCAATCCACATCGCCCGCCAAGGTCGCCGCGTCCCGCGAAAACGGGAAACGCGGCGGCCGCCCTCGAAAGGATCGCCATGTCCGCTAGTGTGAAGTTTCGCCCCGATCGCGGCGTGTGGATCGTGCGGTGTCGGCAACACAACACCCGTTGGTATCAAACCGTCGCCGACGAACCGACGGCGCGCGCGCTCGCGAAGGCGATCAATACGCACATGCGCAAGGGCGAGGACATGCGCCCCGCCAGCAAACGATCCGCGACGGCGCGCCCGGCGTCGAGCGGCGACACGATCCGCACGTTCGGCGATCGCTGGTTGCTCGCGGGTTGGACGGGGCGCAAAATGTCCTCGAACAATTCGTACGAACGGATCACGCGCCTGTACATTTACCCCGTGCTCGGCGACGTCCCGCTCGCGAAGGTCACGCGGCCGACGTGCGTCGCCTTCTGTCAGGGGTTACTGACGACGAAAACCCATCTCCCGCCGCATGGGTTGCTCTCGCACGATTCGCGCAAAACGATCCATCGCGTGTTAGGGGCGATCCTCGGCGCGGCCGTCGACGCGGACCTGATCCCGGCGAACCCCGCCGCGCGCCTCGAAAAGTACCTCAAGTCGCCCGACGAGTTGCCCGAGGAGGTCCAAGTATGGACCCCCGCCGAGGCCGATCGGTTTCTCGACACCGTGCGGGCGCGGCGGCCCGACTACTACGCGTTTTTCTTTGTTGCGCTCCGCACGGGGTTACGGATCGGCGAGCTTGTCGAGTTGCGATGGGATCGCGACTTCACACACCCGCACGCGATCCACGTGCAACGCGCGTACGCGACGAACAAAAAGGCGACGCTCACGATCGGGGCCGACGGGACGCGCACGCGCGAGGCCGTCGAGGGGGCCGATCAAATCACGTCGCCGAAAAACAAACGCGGCCGCCTCGTCGACACGTCGGCCGACGTCGATCGCGTCCTCGCGCAGCACAAGGCCGCGCAACGGGCCGAGGCGTTCGAGCGGGGCCGTCCCGGGCCGTCGTCGCTCGTCTTCACGACGACGAACGGCGCGCGCCTGAACGGGGGCAACATCCGACTGCGGATCCTTGCGCCCCTCATCAAGGCCGCGCGCGTCACGCCGATCGACCTGCACGGGTTGCGGCATACGTACGCCTCGATGCTCATCTCGCGCGGCGAACGCCTCGACTATGTCTCCCGCCAAATGGGGCACGCGAAGATCTCGACGACGGAGCGAACCTATTACCACTGGATCCCCGACAACCCCGCCGAGGCCGTCGCGCGCCGGAAACGCCTCGACGACGTATGGGCCGTCGACAAGGAGGGCGAGTCATGACCGAGCAGAAACCCATCCGTCAGATCGTCCCGAATACCACGGGCGCGTACTGTCTGCGGGTGTTCGCGGACGAGGTTCAGGAATTGTCTATTTTCGCGTGGTTGGTTGAAACCGGCGATTCGATGGTCGGGGGCGAGTGGCGCACTGTACGACACCTGACAACGGACGGGACGGACGAAGAGAACTGCAGCGGCTTCGTGGATTGCGTGGTGGATCGCGGGAGTTACGATGTGCCGCAATTGTCGACCTTTCAAACCCAAGACGCGGCGATCGCCTACTGCCGAAAACAACTTGAAGACACGGAGGCGAGGCGAAAGTCGGCGGCCGCCGAGCGATCGATCGGCAACCAAACGGCAACCAAAACGGCAACCAAGCCGATTCGAAAACCGTAACCTATTGCATCTAAACGGATTCTGCACATGTGACGTTATACCGGGCTATTCCCTCCCCACGTCAAAATTGCTCAATAAATTAACGATTTTCGAGGGGTTGGTTGCCGTTGGTTGCGGTTGACGCTCAAATCGGGCGAGTGAAACGTAACCAGATTTGAGGGGCGAAAGTGGATCGGCGGCGGGGCCTTCCCGCCGCGCGGCAGAATTGCCGCGACCGGCGACACCAACCCCCGCCGCCAATCCCCGCGCGCCGTGGCAACGCGGCGCGCGGTTGCCTCGACGGTTTTAAATGCCCTCAGAGACGCCGCCCGGCGTCGCCGCCCCAACCCCTCGACGCCGTCGCCGATCGCCCCGCCTGCGCCCGCCTTGCCCCGCCTCGCCCCCGTTTTGAGCCAGTCGCCAAACGCCGCAAAACGCCGGTTGTTCGTCCCGGTGCGTTTCAGGCCGGGAGGATCCGCAACAGTTGCGCGATCACGAGCAGCAACACGGCGACCCATAAGGGGATCCGGGGCGGGTTGAGGGCCGCCCCGAGGGTGAGCACGAACGCCGCGAGGACGAGCACGAGCGCCAGCGTCAACATGGGGTCCAACCTTTCAGGGGCGTTGCCACCGATCCGGGGCGCACGTCACGCCGCAAATGCCTTCGAGGCAATGCGGGTCGACGAGGATCCGCGCGGGCGACCCGTCTCGACAATCCTGTCGCCGCACAATGTCGCGCACTTCCTCGATCCCCGCGTTGATATGGCGCAAGCCTAGGCACGCGCTCGCGGCCGCCGCGACGAGCACGGCGATCGCGAGTCTTACCACGTGTAATCGCCCGCCGTGAACGGGACGAGGACGACATTCGTCCGACCCGCGCCCGTCGGGGGTTGTAGGTTCATGCGGCGCGTATCGCCGGTTGTTGCGAAAAACCCGACTTGCTCGGCGGGGCGCGGTTGATAGCCGAGCATCGGCGACCCGGCGAAGTACGTCAGGTTGTCGGGGACTTGCCCGGGGTTGAGGATCGGCCCGAGGGTGCAGTAATCGCCGAGCCCTTCCTTGATCGGGAGCACGTACCACACGCCGCCGATCAACTCGGCGATCCATAGCGTGTGATTGATCGCCCCGTCCCATCCGGGCGGAATCACGCCAGGCCACGTGTCGCGCCCGGGAAAGTTCATCGCGAACCCCTGCCCGTCGACGCCGACGTCGATCAACGAAATGAGCGACATGGACGAGAGGATCGACAAGTGGGCGACGCCAGGACAATCGCCCGAGGCGACGATCGCCCTCGACAAGTCGATCGCGTCCGCGTTCGTCGGCGGCGGGATCGGGTCGGGCGGGATCGGTTCGGGGTCGGGCGGGATCGGCGTCGGCGGCGTCGGGAGGTCGAGGCCGACGACGTCGAAGGTTTCCCACTCGCCCGCCGTGTCGCGATACTCCCATCGGACGCCGGGATTTTTCCCCGTCGCCGGTTGCGGCGACAGGTACCCGTGCGCGGTTTTGATCGTGACTTTCACAACGGGCCGCCTTTCGTGTCGGGGGGATCGGGGATCGTGATCGTCAACGTGTCGTCGTCGAGCGTGAACGTCGGGGCCATCGGATCGAACCCGAGCGCGGCGAGTTGCGCGTTTTGTTTCTTGTGCGCGGTCGCGAGGGCGTCTCGCGCCTGCAACGCGAGGACTTCGCAGCGCGCCGCCTCACTACAGATCGCGCGCAGTTTCCAATACTCGACCGCGTCGAGCGTGCGCGTCATTCGATCACGCCCGCCAGCTTGTTCCAATCGGTATGCAATTGCGATTCGAGATCGGGATCGCCCGCCGCCGTGACCGTCGCGCCCACCTCGAAGCTGTACGACGTCTCGAACCCGAACACGTTCGGCCGATTGACGAAACTCGGCGCGAGTTGTTGCGCCGTTTGCGCGGGCGAGGTGTTCACGCGTTGGGCATACGCGGCGCGCTCGGCATGGTGCAGCGTCGCGGCGTCCTCTTCGAGGACTTCCCATGCGACTTTCGCGAGCGCGTTTTGAACGCGCACGACAAACGTCCGATCGCTCGCGAGGGCCTGTTGCGTAAAGGCGTCATTGGGCATCGGTCGATCCTTTCAAGGTCGCGAAGGCCGCGCGCAACGCGGCGAGTTCGGCGTCGTGTTGTTGAAATCCGGCGATCAAGTCAGGTACGAATTTGCTGTAATCGGCCCCCCACGGGAATACGAGTGCTCCGGTGTCGGTGATCTCGTCGGTGCCTTCCGTCACGGCGCGGGGAAAATGCGCGTGCGCTTCCTGCGCGAACACGCCACGGTCGCGGCGACCGTCGGCTTTCCACGTAAAGTCATGCACGACGACGGCCCGGAGCGCGGCGAGATCCGACGCACGACCGTCGTCGACCTTTAGGCGTTGATCGGAGTTCGTGGAGTAGGCGACCGTCAACGCGCCCGTTTGGGCGATGTACCCGCAGGCCGCGCCCGCCGCATTCATATAGACTTGCACGTTACCGGAATCAGGCCCCATGTTTTGTGACACGAACCCCGCCCCGCTATTGGTGTTGTACGCGAGATTCATCTGTGCGTTGTAGGGACCGAGCGTTGCAGCAGTGGCGACCAGTAACACGCCCGTCGGCGTGATCCGCACCCGTTCAAGGTTCTGCGTGTGAAAGCGCATCGGGGCTCCCGTGTCACAGGACAATGCAAGGCCCCCGGTCCCGAAGGCGTGGATCTCCGCCCCGTTCGGTAGGGATCCCGGCCAAATGCTCGTCCCAATCGTGGACGAATTCGCACACAGGGCCATCAGATAAAACAGGTTGTCGTTGCCGATCAACATGGTCGCCCGGGCCGTCGCGCCCGCCTGCGTGTTTCGGAGATTCAGCGTGACATCCCCGCTGGCCCCGCTCTGAATGAGGTGCGTGCCCGCATTGGTCACCGTCAAAACACCGTTGATCGTTTGATTGCCGCTGAAGCTATTCCCGCCCGCGAGTTGCGCGAGTTGCGCGAGCGCGGCGTCGATCTGGTTGTAGATCGTCGTTTTCTCCGCGTTGTTGATCACGGTCCCGCTCGTCCCGGTCCCGTCGTCGTCGATCCATGCCGTGCGGGTGATCGTGACTGCCATTTACGCCCCCGATTCTCGAATCACGCGCAACAATTCCTCGAAGGTGAATCGCACGCTGGACGCCTCGACCGTGTACGTCGGCGGGACGTGTGGGTTGCCGAACGCGTTGATCGTCACGCGTTGAATGAGAAAATCGCCGCGCAGGTTGATCGGGGGCCCGAGGTTGATCGGGACGGTCGCGCCCGCTCGCGTGTTGATGTCCCGACACGTGTACCGCACGGTCACGATCCCGACCTTGCCGTCGGCGTCGCGTTCGGCGAGTTGCGCGAGGCGGGCGCGGCCGCGCGCGTGCGCCTCGGTCGCCGAGAGTCGCCGATCTTGGATCTCGTCCTCGACGATCCCGTCGGCCCCGCCGCCGAGTTGCGCCGCGAGCGCGGTTTGCGCCGCGACGTCGTCCTCTTGGATAAACAGATCAACCGGGTCGCCTTTCACGATCGCGACCCGGATCGCGCCGACGCCGTTCGCGGGGATCCCTCGGATCGTCGCCGCCGCGAGGATCGTCGTGTTGTACGTGAGCGGCGAGGTAATCGAGCCCGGGCCCGACGCGCGCAGGCCGGTCAACGTGTTCCCCGTGATCCCGGTGTAGCGGATCGCTTGCGACCCGGCGATCGCCCACCCGCCCGCCGCCGCAAACGCGGCGACGCTCGCGCAGGGGAGTGTCGGCGACCCGGCCAGCACGATCCCTTGCGGTTGCGTGAGAGTCGACGTATCGGACGACGGCGCGTTGACGCCGAGGGCGGCGTCGGCCGCCGTGTCGATGTCCGCGATCGTCGTGAGCAAGCGCAATTGGGCGAGGTTCGCGGCCGTGCGGTACAGGCGGCGCGCCGTGACCGTCGAGGCCCCGACGGGGATCGCCGAGAGGTTCACTTGCGCCGCCGTCGCGTTGTTCGTCGCAGGGGCCGCCGCGCCGAGACTCGCGTCGGGCGTCGTGTCGAGGTACGTCGTCACGACGTTGTCGAGCGTCGCGAGGAGAAACAATCCCGAGTTGCCGATCTTCGTGCGATAGAGCTTGCGCGCCGTCACGACGGACCCGCCGATCGGGATCGCGCTTAACGGGATCTGTTGCAGGTACGCGCTCGTCGTCGACGGCGGCGCGGCCCCGAGCGTCGCGTTTGCTTTCGTGTCGATGTAGGTTGTCGTCGAGTTGTTCGCGATCGTGTCGAGGTACCGCAGGCCGACGCCGCCCGAGCGGCGATAGAGCTTGCGCGCCGTCACGGCGGCCGCCCCTTTCGGAATGCTATCGAGCGCGAGCGCGACCGTCCCAAGGGCCGTATTGGATCCGGGCGGGGCCGCGCCGAGGGCCGCATCGGCGAGGGCGTCGTTATAACTCGTCGCCGTGTTGTTGTTCAACGTGACGACGAGGCGCATCGTGCCCGTGCCCGCCAGCGACCGATAGACTTTGCGCGCGATCACGTTCGCCGATCCGCGTGGAATGTTTTGGATCGGGACCGTGTGATTCGGGCTCGTCCCGTTCGCCGACGGCGGCGCGACCCCTGCGACGCTGTAATCGTCGTCGAACGGCGCGCAGAGCCCGCCCGTCGCATTGTTGGCGACTTGCCCGGCATACTGCCATCGATTCGCGACGATGTGAACGCCGTTCGTCGTGCTGTTGCGATAGATGTTGACGTTCGTGCAGCGCGGATCGGTCGACCCGTACGCGCGCACGATCGTATCGATCGCGCCCACGCCCGAGGAGACTACGATCATGTTGCTCGACGAGACGAGCGTTTCGCCCGCCGCCGTGACCCACGTGTAGTTGTAAAACAACGTCCCGCCGTTGTAATTCCCCGACGACGAGCTTCCGCTCGGGGCGACCGTCGGCCCCGTCGTCGGATCGGGGACGTTGTCGGTCCCGACGGTCACGGCCGCGCCGGGCCCGAGCGTCGTCTCGCCGGTCGCCGTCACGAACGTGACGCCCCATGTATGGGAGCCGTTCGGCACGGCCCCGCCCGTCGTCGGCGCGCCGAACGTCGGCGCGGTCGCGGGCGGATTGATCGGCGTGTTGCCCGTCGTCGCGCTCGGCCCGATCGGCCCGGGCGTCGTCTCGCCCGCCGCCGTCATGAACGATACGGCGTAATCGTGCGTCCCGAAATCGGGGCCCGCCCCCTCGGCCCCGAGGGTGACATTCGGCCCGACCGTCGGCGGCGGCGTGACGTCGGTGGTTCCTGTCACACGCGGCCCGGGCGTCGTTTCCCCGGTCGAGACGATGTAGGTCACGGCGTAGTCATGCGCGCCGAGGTCGGGGCCCGGGCCTGCGGACGTCGGCGGCCCGGCGACGGGCGCGGCGGCGGGCGGCGCGAACACGCCGACTTGCACGGCGGCCACGGGCGAGGGGATCGTTTCCCCCGCCGCCGTTTGATAGGTGACGGCGTACCCGTGCGCGCCCGCCGTGACGCCCGAGCCCGGCACGACGAGCGCGTTCAGGGCCGACGTCGGGGCCGCGCCCGGGCCGACGAGCGATCCCGTCCCGCCGAGATCGACGCCGCTGTACGTCACCCGTTGCGGGCCCGCCAGTACGGTGCCCCCCGTCGACGGGTACCACACGGCCGTATCGACCGGGATCATCGTCTCGCCCGGTTGAATCGCTTCGAGCGCGTCGGACCCGCCCGCGTCGACGTACACGCGCGTCACGACTTGCGAGAGGTCGCGATCCCACGTGATCCCCGCCATGGATTTATGAACCGCGTTCACGTTCGAGGGGGGCGCGCTCGCCGTGTCGGTGAAAAACAACCGGACGACTTTCGCGTAATCGCACTGCCAATCCCCGCCGACGCGCGTCACGAGTTGCCCGAACGCGTCGTCGAGGTTGGTTTCGGTGATCGTGATCTCGTCGATCCGCGCGGCGGCGATATCGGCCGCGACCTGCAACGTATACCCGACGGGCGCGGCCGTCATCAGCGACGCCGCGATCGCGCCGACCGTCGTCGCCGTGAACCGGCCCGACACCTTGCGCCGCTGCAACCCCCACGAATAATCGATCAACGTACAGTCGTACAGCATGTTCGCGGCGACCGGCCGATCGCCGACATAGCGGTGCAGCGTTTTGAGAATCGTCCCGCCGAAGGCCCGCGACGCGTTGTTTTTCGATCCCAACGTGATCACGACGTCGGCCCCCTCGACGGGTATCCACCCGCGCGCCGTCATGGTGCCCGTCGTCGGCGTACTCGACAGGGAATCGCTAATCGTGAGCGAGTCGATCAACACGCCGATCCCGGGGCCCGGACGGATCGTGCCGACGTGGATCCCGCCGACGCTGATAAACGTGTCGTGCCCGGTGTAGTTCGCGCGCGTCGCGCCCGACCGCGCAATCTTCGAGATCGCGTACAACGGAACCTTGGTTCCGAGGAGCACGGGCCAGCCCGAGCGCGTCGCGCCCGAGCGCGCGATCCCCGATCGGGCGACGGTCAGTTTCACGTGTTGTATGGCAAGCGGACGCCTTGCCCCTTGAGCGCGGCGACGAGCGCGTCGCTGACCGCGCGCGCGATTTGATCGGACGTCCCGAGCGGTTGCGTGACGTTGACCGTCTGGTTGAAACTCGACCCGCCCGTCGCCCCCGGGCCGCTATAGAGCGGCGATTGCGCCATGGGGACGCCTTGAAACAAATACGCCGTGTTGATCGGCGTTGTCGGATAGCGGGCTTGTTGGTCGGCGAGCGATTGCAACCGGCCCTCGGGCGTATCGGGATACCCGCCGCCGCCCGGCGACAACGTGCCCCCTTGCGGCATCCATTTTTTACTGGAATCGATCCCGTTCGGGTTGAGTTGCGCGTAATACGCGGCGTCGGACGCCGCCGCCTGCGCGCGCTCGATCGCCGCCTGCGACGCGTTCGCGTCGGCGAGGATCGCGTTAAACGCGGCGTTGGCGGCCGTGACCATCTTATCGAGTTCGGCCTGCGTCTCGGTCCCCGTGTGCTGAATCGTCGCGATCTCGCGGGCGGCCGCGCGATCCGACGCCGCCGCCTTGGCGGCCTCGGCCTCGGCCGCCTTGGTCATGATCGAGGCGGTTTCGGCGTCGCCGAGCGCGTCGACGGCGGCGTTGTACGCCGCGCGTTGATCTTCGCTGCCTTTGAACGCGAGTTTTTCGGCGTTGACCTTTTCCCAAATCTGTTTGATCTGGTAATCGGTCGAGTCGAGCGTCGTCTTGTCGAGAAAATCGTAGTACTTCGCCTGCGCGGCCTTTGTTTCTTCGAGGCCGTCGATAATCGTCTTGTTGTGCGCCTTCGTCTGTTTGTCCGATTCCTCGCGCCATTGCTTCTCGTGTTCCATTGCGAGCTTGAATGTCGTTTCCGAGATCGCGTCCATGGTTTTGCCCCATGCCTTGTTGTCGATCTCGGCTTGGCGTGCGGCCGCCGCGTTCGCGGCCATCTTGGTATTGAGTTCGTCGATCTCATTCGGGACGGCGTCGGGGATCATTTCCATGAACGACGTCCGCAGGCCGGGTAGGGTGTGTTCCCCGATCGACGTGAGTTGATCTTGCATCGCTTTCGCGGCGCGCTCGTTGCGCGTCCACCCGCCGTACATGTACTCCAGCCAATCGGCGGCCGTCGCCTTCATGTTGTTCGCTTCACGCTTAAAATTCGTCGCGGCGTTCGCCCAGAATGACGTCGTTTGTTCCGACATGACTTTCGTCGCGGCCGTGATCGCGTCGATATCCGATTTGAGCGTCGGGAGGACGGCGACGCCTTTTTGCCCCATGAGATCGTACGCCGTCGTCGCTTGATCGGCGGCGTCGGGGATCTCGCGGAGGGCGGCCGCGATCGTCAGGAATTGCTGATCGATCGAGAGTTTCCGAAAATCCTCGACTTTGATCCCGAGGTTTTCGAGCGCGGCGTACGTCGACTTGTGCCCCGTGTACAGGTTCTCCGTCAGTTTGAGGGCGGCCCCCGAGATTTGATCGAGCGAGTTGCCCGCCGCGTCGCCGACGGCCTGAAACCGTTGCAACGCCTCGACGCTGATCCCGGTTTTCGCGTGCAGCTTATCGAGTTCCTCGGCGGCCGCCATGATCTCTTTGGTGAAATTGACGGCGGCGGCGATCCCCGTTTGCAACCCGAACGCGCTCGCAATGCCCGAAAACGATTGCATCGCGGTTCCCCATTCGGCCGTCTGATCCTTCGCGACTTTGGCGGCGTCGGCGTACTTCTGAATATTCGCGGGAACCTCCCCGCCCCATGCGCGGTACTTCTCGGCGGCCTCGGCCGCGACCGTGCCGACGCGTTGCAGTTCATCGGCCGTGAGTTTCGAGGCCCCGCCGATCTTCTCGATCGCCTCGACCATGATCGTCGCCTCGGTCATGATCTTCCGGCCCGAGAAGGTATCGATCATCCGGTTCATCGACGATTCAACTTGCCCGGTCGCGGCGTCGAACCCCTTCAGTTCGACAACGGCCTGTTTGACAGCGTTGTAGAACGTGTCAAAGTTCGCGTCGAATCGTCCCGTCATCGCCATAGGGAGTTACTCTCGGGCGGCCGCTTCCGCGTTGAGTTCTTCAACAAGCACGCGGTAGACCTCGGCGTCTAATTGACGGACCCACTCGTACCGCCAACCGCAGGCGCGGGCGATATTGAGGTCGGAGACGATGCGATCGCGCCACTCGGGATCGTTTTTTTTTCCGCCGCACGCGCGGCGTCCATGTCGGCCTCGTGTTGCCGGATCGCGGCGAGGATCTCGGCGACCGTCTCGTCGTCGAACGAGTTCAACGCCCCCTCGACAAAGTCGGCCCCTTGCCCTCGGATCGGGATCGTGTCGCCGTCGGGCGTCGTGAGACTCCAATCGACGAGGTACGCGAGGATCTGCGCGTGCCCGATTTGCACGGGGTCGACGTGCAAGCGTCCGTCGACGCCCGAGAGGTACCGCCGCTTGAACGCCTCTTGCATTTCGCCATGCGTCAACCGTTTGCGGACGAGGATCCAATCCCCGTCCGAGATCTCGATCCGCCGCGTTTCGGGAATCACGACATGCGATCGCATACCACGCCTTTCAGTGTTCGGGCGGCCCGAGCGACGCGCGGATCTCGGCGGTCCCGACCTGTACCGTCTTGATCGGCCACATCCAAAACCCGCCGAGGCGCGGGGCCGTGAAGTACAACCGCGATTGCCGGAGCTTGAACGTGTCGACGCCGCCAGGGCCGACGGCGGCGGCGAGCATCCACTCGCCCGGCGTCTTGCCTTTCGTGATCGACCATTGCGAGAACACGGCGGCGGGGATCGCGTTGGAGCCCCATAGGATCGACGCGCCCGACCCCGCGCCGCGCAACGTCACCCGGCCGCGAAACATTTACGGGCCCGTCGGGGGTTCCATGGTCCACGGGCCCGCCGCCATGAATTCGGAGGACACGGCGGGCGCGCCCTCGACGGACGTGTCGATATCGGCCGACAGGTACGCGAGCCCTTTCCACATGAACGTGGGTTCGTTGCTGTTCGGGACGAGTTCGAGCATGCCGGGATCGACGGCCGTCGCCGCGAGAAACAACGTCCGCTCGACGGAATTCCAGAATCCCGAGAGCGAGCCCGACACATCAGGGAGGCCCGGGATATACACGAGGTTTGGGTCACCAAAGCAAGTCACGTTCGTCTTGCCCGTTTTTTGCGAGAGTTTCCACTTGTTCAACGAGAGGACGAGCGTCGGCGTCCCCGTCCCCGTCGGGTCGTATAACACTTGCCCGTCGCGTCCACTCTTGATCGCCATGCGGCCCCCTTGTTACGCGGCGACGCTCGCGGCGTCGACGCTCATTTCGACTCGGTACATCCCGCCGCGATGGGTCCACACGATCGACGGGTCGACGTCGTCGCGTTCGAGTTCGCGGATCCGTTGCTCGCGCGCGGTCGACATCCACGTGTACCCGGCGACCGTCAGCGCAAAATTTTCGAGGAGTTGATCGATCCGCGCGGCGGCCCCCTTGGAATCGCCCGAGAGCGACACGGCCGTGACGCCGTACAAGATGCTCTCGATCGCCCGCCCGCCGAACACGGCCCGATCTTCGCTCGCGAGGATCGACACGAGGACGAACCGCGTCGCATTTTTCCCGGTCGCGATCGAGGGCCCCGCCAACCCGAAAAAGACGCCGTCGGGCATCGCGGCGCGCAACGTCGCGTCGTTTTGCAACACGGCGATCAACGCGGCGTCGATACCGGAGGAGTCGGCCACGGTTACGCCGACCCCTCGACGGTCAACCCCGCCTCGGTCAACAAGGCGCGGAAGTCGTCCTCGTACATCGCGCGCCGCTCCTCGACGGCGATCCGAATAAACACGCGGCCCGCAGGCATCGCGCCCGTACTCGCGCCGAGGGCCTTATGTCGCGCCATGGTGCCGAATTCAAAAATCGCGGCGAGGGGGGACGTGTCTTTGACGATCGCGCTCGCGGAAAACGTCGACTCCTCGGTCGCGACCGTCAGTTTGTTCCGCAAACTTTTGGCCCCGTCGCCCGTGCGCGCCGGGTACGCGGTTCTCATGCGATTGAGGGCGCGATTCGCGCGGAGGAGCACGATCGAGCGGGCCTTCGCCTGCAACTCGGCGGGGAGGGCCGCGAGTTGATCCGAGAGTTCGGTCAACCCCTCGATCCGAAACGACGCGGCCGCCATCAGTCGACCCCCTC